TTATTGCACCAACAATTCTTGATCCATCTGTTATTCTTAAAGAACCAGCTTCATTGGTGGCAACTGGAGTATAATCCGTTGCATCTTCTCTGTCTGAAAATCTAAATAATAAATCGTCTTGTGTAGCCGTGTTTCCAATAGTGGTTTCAGTACCAAATATTAATAAGTGTCTTGTATCTGTTGAAACTATGCTAAATCTTGATGCTGTTGGAGCATTAGATAACGCTGTAGCTCTTGCAGCTAAACCTCCAGAGGTGTCCCATACAAAAGTACCACCATCTAAAACAGTGGCGATTAAATCTTCTCCGAAATTATCTAGTGACCAGTTTCTTGCAGCCACTACAACATTTGATGATGATCTTGGTGTATCCCAAGTGCTAGCACCCCATGTTTCAGTTCCCCAACCATATCCAAAAGTAGAAGACGTCGGACCAGGATTAATTTGATAACTTGCATCTGTTGATCCACCGCCTGCTGCCGTAGTGCCAGATGCGTTTGTTCCAGCATTTATTGTGTAAGTATTAGCTGTTGGAACAGTAAGCACCTCGAACTCATTGTTAAAATCTATACCATCAACCACATTAGTAGCTGATCCGTTATCAAAAGTAACAAATGCACCAACTTCAGCTTGATGTGCATTATCAGTGACTGTCACTGTAGCAGAACCACTTGATGTAGCAAAAGGATTTGTAAGACTAGCAGTCCTTCTAATTGGTGTTATGTCGTAAATTTTACCCGCAGAATAAATATATAATTTTCTATCTGTGCCAAGGCCTAAGTATCTCGTGCCGTCTAGACCTATCCACGAGTGTGTGTCCCTTACCGCACCGACTACCGTTACATTAGGATTAGGAAGATTAGTCCATCCACCCCATCTTTCTGGTTTACCATAGTGAAATCTAACAAAATCAGAATCTACATATTTTCTCTGATCACCAGCGGAATATGCCGTGTCTTGTTTGTCAATGCCTGGTTGAAATTTAAGGTCTACTAATTGCATATGGGAATAATAAATTACTTATTAAAACTGTGCAACAATTGATATTCGTGGATTATCGTTGTTTGAAGCATAAACTAATGGAGTATGCCATACCCCAGATTTAAAAAATATAGCTCTATTGGCATAAAATCCTACAGCCGTATTAAGGGTAACTTCTGTGTCATCATAGTAAGGATCTTGATCCTGATTTTGAAGGTTTATAGCATTACACCTATAACTAGGTACATAAAAACCTGTACCTTTATTCATGTCAACATCACCATCAATATAAAGCACCATTTGATGTTTAAAATTTTCTCCTAAATCTTGATGAGGCCAAGCCTCTCCTTTTGGCACTAAAGTAATATGTAGTAAATTAAAATCATCAATTTTAAAAATAGTTTTATTACGAATGTGTTTTATTAAAACATCTTTTAATTCTTTGTCATCTCCAATATTTCTATAAAACCATTTGTGCCTGTTTGGTGCATCAGAATCCAAGTAGTCCGTATATGGTCCCCAACTTATCTGTTGTGAAATTTTTTTTAATTTATTAAAATATTTTTGTGGTAAAAAATCATCAATAACTTGTAGATTTAATTTTGTCATTTTATTTTAAATTGAGTACCAACATTACCTTTAAATGCATAATTTCCATAATGAGTCATGCCACTCATAATATCAGCATATATTTTGCCACCTATATTTTGCCACAATCTACAAAAAGCATAATCCTCTGATAAATATCTTTTTGTTTGTGGTTCTATTGTGGTATCAAAAAATGTGTAATTCCAGTCGGATGTTTTGTGATATTCAAACTCTTTGTCATGAGATTGATTAATATGTTGATCTGGTATAAATTTTAACTCAGGATAAACATTGGCCATTCTTTCAAACACGTTTCTTTTTATTAACATAAAACCTGTTGCACCATCCATAACCTCAATAAATCCTTTTTGTACTTCGATCCTATTAGAATCTTTTACATTTAAATTATATTGTAACGAAGCCGCTAGTAGCTCGTCTTCAGATATATTAGGATCATCTTTCAATCTCTTTTTTACTTTTATCCAATCAATAGTTTTTCTAGGATACACCCCTGTAACCACGTCTTTATCAAACTCTAACATTCTAATTACTGACTCTGGATTAAAAGCTAAATCAGCATCTATAAACATAAGATGTGTGTAGTCACCATCCATAAACAGTTGGACCAATGTGTTTCTAGCTCTTGTAATTAATGACTCATTACCTATTGTGCCAAATTGTAATTCTATTTTTTTAGACGCAGCTAAAGCCACGAGCTGCATGCAACTTTTAAAATAATCTGCCGTGATCATCCCTCCATAACAAGGAGTACCAATAAATATTTTTGTCATGTGATAGATATATTAGATGATATTATTATTCGTTCGCCATTGTGAATATTTTCACCTTTGTGTAATAAATTACTTGGAAAAATTACAAATTTTCCAACCTCAGAATTAACACAATATTCATCTTCTATGCTTGTCAAATTTGGGCTAAAAAATGTTGTGCCTCCGATGGCAGATAAATACAAAACACTTGAAAAATTGTTTGTTGCACCCTTAATAAAATTTGCGTGTTTATGTTCTTCATGTATACTATTTTTATTATAAAAAGCTGTCCAATATTGATTTACATTAAATGTGCTAAAATGATTTATCATAGAGTACATTAGTTTTTCGTACTCATGAAGTTGTATTGGATTACGATAATCCGTAAAATAATCACCGACTTTACCATAATTTGAATATATAATACTTCTTTTCTTTATTTGCTTTTTTTTAAGTAACACCTCATTAATTAACGGTTCCATCTCTTCATTTGTAAACCTAAAAACAAATATTTTTGTAGAAAAAAGTTCTAAATTTTTATCTTGTTGCATACTCTACTTTCAAATACTCTATCTTTCTAACCCAACCTCGTGGTATTGCAATCGCTCCTCCACCGTGATTATCATCTTTATCTATACACCAAGATCGCATAATTACAATCTTATCATCATTATTTACAACCATGTATCCTACTTCTTGACACACGGCCAACGGTGCATCAAGGATATCTTTTATTGGCAACCAACCAGTTTCCATGTCCCTTGCGTCAAGCCAT